GCTGTTGAGGTTACTGCTACATCTTCATTAATTTTAGGCGCGGTAAGCGTTTTGTTCGTAAACGTCTGCGTTGCAGCAATACCTGCAATTGTGTCTGTAGTCGCGGGAAGTGTTAATGTCACGTTTCCGCTGAACGATCCGTGAGCGGGAGCTTTTATCTCAGCATAATGCGCGTTATTATCTTCGCAATAAAACTTAACAACAGACTGTGATCCACCGTTCTTTAGGTCAATAACACCCGTTGAAATTGCTACATTGCCGCCAGCGGTAATTGTTCCTGTCGTAGTTAACGAGGTAGCCCCATCATTAACAAATATATCCGCCGCAGACGCAGTAATAAACACCTCGGCACTACCGCTAAGACTAATAGCACTGTCAGAATTAGAGCTTTCCGTAACATTTCGCGTAAGCGTTGTTCCGCTAGAAGTAAAAACACCGCTTCCTATCTCGAAGTTAGTGCCGTCTTCTATCGCGTACCTGACCGTCTGACCATTAGTTATGCCAGCTTGTGCAAAGGTCTGATACCCTGACAGGGCGCTGCCCAAGGTAATCGTTCCAGTACCCGTGGTACTGGTGGACATTTTTGCACGATTTCCAAGAACAACTGCCATGTTATGCTATCCGTATAATTGCGTTACTTGCGTCCGCTGTAGGAAAAACAATAGTAAAGTCACCAGAGCTTGCGCCCTTGTCCGCTCCAAAGTCTAGCACACAAACAGAAGGGTCACTCGTTGCAGCCTCGTTGTAAATTAACGCACCTCTTACAGAAGAGATTGTTACGTTGGAAAACACCTCGTCAGCAAAGTCTGTAAGCGCCGTTGTACCGCTAGTAGTTGGCGTTACGCTTGTTAGAAAGTTTCCTTTAGCCGTGTAGTTTGTGCCACTAACCTCATTGCTAGAGGTGTAAGCTGTGGTAGCCGCTGTAAAACTTGCGCTGTTTGTATACAACGCCAACTTAAATTGATCGCTTGCTGCGGTGAAATTGTGTGTAGCCGTCATCAGTTCTTTTTTAAACGAGGTACACAAAAAGTTTCCTGAGAATGCCATTTACATTTTCCTTATATATTCGGCCAACGTAGGATGACCCGCTTCTTTAATTGCATTATATACCGTAGTACGGTCACTTTGGATAGCCTGTTTCATATAGATGACCAACAGCTTCTCAATGCTATCTCGATAGGCAATTGCTTGATCTCGCAGCGTAGGATGCGCGTCTTCAGAGAAAGCAACGATCTTACCTACGCAACGATGCGCCACTTCTTCAGGAGTTGCTCCACGATTGTTAGTGGTTTGAACGTCAACCTTAAACTCTCCGAAAGACATATTGTTCATGTTCTAGCTTTCCTGATCGGACCATAACGATACTCATCTGCAATTTCTTGGCCTTCGCCCAGGTTTTTAAGTCTAGACAAACCTTCTCTAAAACGGCCTTCGTACAAGGTCATGAGGTTCGCGTCCCCCTTCATAAAGGTGTATGCCTCGGAAAGACACCCGTACAACAAAGTCATACGACCATCGTCACTTAGCCAAGAAGTGGTGGCATCCTCTCCAATAACAGATAAAACGCCAGTGGCGCCGCTACTTGAACCCGTTAAAGTCTCACCAACCGTAAAAGATCCACTGGGTATTTTTACCGTAATTGTCGTAGAAGAAGGAACCGCAGTAACCTCTGAGGATTGACCGCTGCTTGAACCCGTAATTGTGTCAGAGGTTGTAAAAGTTCCTGACACACTCGTCATGGTTAATGTAAATGTACTCACCGTTAAACTGGCAGGTCTATAAAAATATGCAAGTTCTACAGCATAACTACTGTTTGGCGTTGGCCCCACGATAAAGTTGTCCGCATCAAATTGCGCGTAATAAATAGGGACACCTGTAGTAGTAGGGTCAGGAGTATATGTCTGCACAAAGTCTAAATCTTTAAACAGCAAAAATACCTTGTTGCTGCTAACGATGGTGCTAAGAGAAAACGGCGCAATAAAATCAGAAGGCGTTGTTAAGAACTGGTTGCCCGAGGTTAACGTTCCAGAGGCATTCCGTTGAAACACTGAAAGTTGAACGTTTTTTAAAATGCGTTCCTCTGTCATTCTTATAAACAAAGGTAGATTACGAATAAACGCTGCTTCATCGTTATCGGTATATTCTTGAATTGCTGTCTTAAGTGTGGAGTATGTGAAGCTCATGTTGTTACCGTGACCTTTCCAACAGAACCTTCTGCAATAAGATTATTAGGCGTTAAAACTCCATCCCCGCCACCAAAACTTCGCAAGCCAACAGGGTTAAAGCCGTATTGAATATTTCTTTGTGCGTCTAAATCTGACTCAGGCCGAGGGTTCTTCAAGGCTTGCGGATCTGGGCCAACCCTAGGAGGAAAGAGTTGCGGGTGCTTTGTTTCAAACTCGTCCTTACCTACCTTAGCTCCGGTCCACTCAACACGCATGTCTTTTAACCGATACCGAAATCCGGATCGATCAGATATTCCATAAGCGTTTTTGTCAGAGGCGTATGGCATACTAAACCCTCAAGTATTGGAAGCTAGGCTGTAACTTTAACGGAACTCGGTCTTCATCCTCATCAGACGCTCGTTGGAACTCCTCCTCATAGACAGTTTTTAGCATTTGAATACGATCTGGCGTTCTCTTCATTGCAATGTAATACGCCAAGCCAGCTACCATACAAGGATAAAACCTAAACGGCATGTCCGTTGTATTAACCAGCGTATCTGCATCATCAATGCGACGAACATAATGATAAACCAGTTGATCTGTAGAGTTTTCAGGTGTTGCCCAAAGATTTAAGATAGGCGTAATCTGACGATCAAAATAAAACTGGCTAGGCCGACCCTGAGTAGTCTTGTCGGGAAGAGTGACGTACTCTCCACGACTAATTCTTGTAATCTCAAAGTCTGTTCCATCGCGGCGCAACACAATCTCTAGGACATCAACAACATCCGCGGCCAACGTTACTGCGCTAGTCCCTTGCGTTAAAGTTACCGTTTCTGATTTGACCGTCCACATGTTAATCCCTCTGTTCGCCCAATCAGCGAACATAAGGTTTAATGATCTACGAGCGGTACGAGCATCATACCCAGTGCGAACTTCAATCCCGCAGCGTTCATATGCTTCTTCGATGACCTCACCGACATCGAGGTTGAAGTCCCTGGATCCTGATACTGTCATGGCCTTAACTCATATGTGGTTTCTGGTTAGTTCTAACCGTCACTGCGCCACCGTTTTTGTAGCCCATGACCTTGCCGCCCATTGCCATGCCTTTAGTGTTGACCTTACCGCCCATTGCCATGCCCTTGGCTTTGACTTTACCGCCCATAGCGTAACCCTTGGACTTTACCTTGCCACCCATTGCCATACCTTTGGCTTTGACCTTACCGCCCATTGCCATGCCCTTGGCTTTGACCTTACCGCCCATTGCCATACCTTTGGACTTTACTTTACCGCCCATTGCCATGCCCTTGGCTTTGACTTTGCCACCGTTTTTCATGTATCCCATTTTGTTGCGAACCGATTTAGGCAGTTTTTTCAAACCAGTTTGATCTTCTGTAGGTTGTTTCATGTCCGTACTCCTTTAAAACTGACGCACTGCGCCCTTGGTAGTCTTGCGCCTGTCGGCCATTACCGCTCCGCAGCCTTTCGCGACCGCTTCGCCTTTTTTGCTTTTGCCTTGGTACGGCCTTTTTGCTCCGTTGACTTTGACTTCTCCACCGGGTCGGTATCCTTTGACCTTGGCTTTTTTGGTGTTGCTGACAACAGTTTTTCCTTTTCTGCCAGCCGACTTTTTTTTCTTTGCAGTCGCAGCTCTATCTTTTTTAGAAAGAGAACGTGCTTTAGCCGCTGGAAGACATCGGTCAGGGTTCTTCTTGTCTTTTGAAGTACCGCACTTACCCTTGATTTTACCATCGGTCCCAATCCTAACCCAATTCTGATCACGCCATTTCTTTAGCTCACCCATTATGATCTTCTCCGAGGTGAAGAAAGCACCTTCTGCAATGTCTTTGCCTGACCAGCATGAGCTTTAGATGCTTTCTTTAACTTTGAAATCACCTTTTTAACTTTCTTCTTTTTGGATTTCGCTAAAGTCATGCTTTCTTCTTCTTCTTGCCCTTTGCGCCTTTCGCATAGTTTGGGTCTTTGCAATACTTAGATGCAGCCATGTTCGCATAAGCAGAGGGATATGTATCAAAGGTGCGTTTGGCCCACGCTTTACCCGCAGGACATATCTTACTGCCTTTTGATTTAGCAGACGCTTTACCCCCGTTCTTGTAGTATACAAGATTTTTAGGTTCTTTACTCGGTGGTTTTGACACTTGCTGTTTCATCTGCCCTCGGGACATAGCCATAATCACGCTCCATGTACAACTTTATGTACGATATCTCTGATGCAATAACCTCTGCTTTTTTATCTACAGAAATTAAAGTTTTAGTTGTCCAACTTGCCCAGCTATAGGTAACCGCGCCAACCCCGCCAATAAAGGCAGTAGCCACGATAACTATGAACTGCTTACCTAACATTTCCAACGCTTCCTGGCTTGACGAAGTCTGCTGTTTGGATCTTTTGCAGCCTTCGGAAACTTCTTCATCTGTCCCGCAGAACGAGCGCAATAAGACTTGCGCCTCTTTGCGTCCTTACTGCCCTTCTTAACCTTGCCGGTAACCGCAGTCTTTAACTTAGAACCAGGGTTGGCTCTTCGATGGGCCTTTACACCCTTCTCAGTCATCCCCGCCCCAGACTTAGTGGGGCGGTAGTTTTTCTTGTTACGCTTTATAGGCTTATCAGCCATGATCTAGGCGTGAAACGCAGTAACCATGTGCGCTCCAGCTACGTCATATGTTATGATTAAACCAACTTTAAACAAAACCCCTTCTTCAGGAATGTATACATCATCCGCTGCGTTGTTAACGCCGCTAGTTTTTGTAATAAAAGAAGAAGTTCCAGAGCCGGGCGCCAAACCATCAATAAAAGTTACTCTGTGAGAAGCACTGTTAGAGATAGTTGAGAATGCTTTTAATCGAGTTCTCTGGTCATAAAAGGACGCAGATGCCTCACTTAACATTCCCACCGAAACATTTGCTGCATACTGAGAACTACATGTAGCAGAAACGATGGTTTTAAAATACTCAGTACCTGACACGGTAGCCGCAGAACCCGTAGAAGTTATCACTTCTGTAAGAGATTCTCCGTCTAAGCCAGTACCAACTATAGTAACCGTTTTTCCGTTATCACCCGTTCCAGATGTTGTCACACTTAACTTACGAGCGTGACCCGCAGTAAAAGAAGAGTTGGCTATTGTAAAAGTCGTAGCTGGCCTATCTGCAGCGGCAACGTATGTTGTAGACGCCGCTTGGGAGTCTACAATCGTTGTTGCTATAATATCTGAACCTGCCATCTATTTACCCCTAAGCGTTGTTGCTTTGTGCATAGACAACAGT